GAGCCTGAAGGAACGCTTACATAACCAGAAAATCCTGTAAGCTTTTGGATTATTGTATTATTGCTTACACCGGTTGCATCTCCACTTATGTTGACAAGAGATGTTGCTGCACCTGTCGGTCCTTGAACGCCAGTAGCTCCAATCGTGCCAGTAGCGCCAGTAGCGCCAGTAATACCTTGAATACCTTGTGGACCTGCTGCACCTGTCGGTCCTTGAGGTCCAGCAGGTCCAACGGTTCCAGTTTCTCCACCACCAGCTTGTATAAATCCGCTCATACTACAATGCCTTTCTTTTCCTTATCGAAATAAACTCTCTTACCACCAATTAATTTCCAAGTTCCACCAATACGTGATGATAGCTTTCCTTTGTTTTTTGCTCCTATTCTGTTTTTAGTCTCTTCTGTATGAGGCATTCTTTTTCTTGGTAGATTCGGAAATACCTCCCCACTGTTTTTTAGTTTTTCACAAATAACTTGAATTGTGCTTATTACAGCGCCATATTTTTCAGCAAGCTCTTTTAGTTTCTTACCTTCGCGTCTTTCATTTAGTATGGAATTTTGCTGGTCTATTGAAAATTTAGATTTAGCGAGGCTTATATTTTTTCTATGTTCTTCCGACTTTGAAATTCCTTTTGATGCAATTGATTGTTTTTTCTTAGTCTCTTCTGATGTTTTTTTTCCCTTATGAGCGTCTGAATTTTTCTTCTTGGCTTCTTCGGATTGTGGCTTGCCTTTGTTTGGAGATGGTTTGCCTTTTTTAGAATTTGATATTTTATTTAATGACCCTTCGCTAAGTTTATGTCCTTTTTTAAAAGTGCCAGAATTTGGGTTTTCTTTCATCCATTTTATCTGTTCAGGTGATAATTTTTTACCGGTTTTAGTTGATGATATTTTCTTTTTGGTTTCATCAGAGTGCAGTCCATTTCCGCCAGTACTCTTATCGTTGTAGCCATGTTCTCTATCTAAGCTATTAAACTTACGCATAAAATGACCTTCCCAATAATCTGCTTCTGGTTGTGATACGGCATAACAAACTATTTCGGTCTTGAAACTTTCCCAACCGTAAACCTTAATAGCATTCCAAAAATGTTTCTGTTGTTTGTACCCAGCACCATTATACCCTGCTCGTTTTCTTAATGTTCTCCAAGTTTGCCCAATATAAATTTTACTATCCTTTATATTTGTGATCTTATAAATTATACATACTCCCATAATCATAATTTTATCCTATATTAAACAAATTAGCGAATTCCCCAAGCGCGACACGAAATCACTGCCGAGGCTCCTGTTGTAATTTTGAACCACACACCACAAACAACTCTATTATCATACGCAACGCCCTGGCTTGGCAGCAACGAATTAAGTTCGTCGTGATCGCTTTGTCCATTAAATGATACCTTCACTATTGTGCTGGGAGTTTCATTGAGCAATAAAATACCCTGTGTGCTAAAAGGTATAAGTAAATCAGAACTATATCCGTCGTGTGCTCCTCCGCCATAAACCGCCCACGAACAAACGGTTTTCTGAAAAAAATTGAAATCAAATCCCACTGTTTTTGGGGGCATTCTTAAAACCATACAAGTCTCCTCATATTATGTCTTGTTAATGATATACTTCTTTCTTGCATCGTTATATCCCGTATTCATCATAGTTTTTATCTTATCGGGACTAAAATCAAGCAAATCCTCAATTAGATTATTGTCGGGTCGTATTATATTGAGTTTAACATATTTTTTGTCTGTAAAACCAGCTTCCGCTAATCGATTATACATAAGGACTTTTTCGATATCGTTGCTCATTATTTTTTCTGTGCTCAAATCGATAGTTCTTTTTAGTATGTCGAGTATTCCGGGGTGTTCTGCCCATAGTGGTATTCTTTTTTCTGGAGACGTGACGATCAAATCTATTTCTGTGCTTCCAAAGTCTATTGCTGTCGATAGTGGAGAAATCTGTTTTGTTCCACCATCACTCCATAGCTGACCATCGATTTTTATAGGCGAAAATGCAACAGGAAAGGAACTGCTCGCAATCACATAATCAATGAAGTTATCGTTAGCTTGATCAATTACAGTATATTTTCCGGAATTGAGACTAACTACTCCCGCCGTTACAGTTTTTCCAGCTGCTCTAATTTTGTCCAATGAAATAGCGCTGTGTATTAGCCTGTATAGAGGGCTGCTATCATAAAAGCTCATTCTCCATAATGCGTGAGCGGATCCAAATGGCCACCAACTCTTGTATACCTTGCCGCTTGTAAGTTGAGACCATAAATCGCATAATTGGTTTGCGCCGTCTTTTTCTTGGCCTACAGGAAATTGCGCAAGAAAAGCTGCATTTATTGCTCCGGCTGAAATACCATGTAGCGAAGAATGCTGTAATCCTAAATCACATAATAGGTATCGTAGTACGCCTGTCGTGTATGCCCCTTTGCTCGAGCCCCCTGACAAAACTAAACTACGCATTTAAATATGTTTCCAGATATATGCATTTATAATATTTTGTATAGTTGATTCGCTAATACCATATTTCATCGCCCATACTTTGCAAAAATTTCTCTTGCTATAGTATTTTTCAACTTTGTTTTTCATAAAATCTCCTATAATTATGCTATTTTATGACTGTTTTTTCAGCAAATCCTTCTCACAATTTTCCAAAACCCTTAACACATTCAAGCTCAAATCTAATCCTAACCTATAATCTTTTTTACCATCTAATGTGTCTATTAAAACTTGTATTGCATTCGTTAGTGGTAAATCGTTTATTGGGAACCGATCGCTATACTCAAATATACCATAATTAGTGCTTGTAATGAATGATCTTTTCTTGGCGCCTAATCCAACAATACTATGAGATGAGAAATGATCAAATTCTAATGTAATACCGTAGCAACCATCATTTATCTTATCGCATTTAACATCTTTTGGATATTGTGTTGATAAATCTAGTATCATTGAAATATCATGTGGCCCGTAATCCCATAATTGATTATAATCTCGTTGTGTGTTCCCTTGTCCAATTGTTCGTATATAATTTAGATTGTGGTTATTAATATCATGTTTTAGTTTTTGATATTGTGAGGAGAAAAGATGAATATGATTTACTAGAATTGGGGCGTTGTATTGTTTGAGAATTTCGGCTTCTTTGAGTGATAGGCTTAATGGCTTCTCACACATCACGGGAATTGACTTTTCCAACGCATATGAAGAAATTTCGATATGTGATTGTGGCGGTGTACAAACAATAATTCCATCTGGTTTATTATCTATTTGTGATTTCCAGTTTGGTCTATTGGCAGATATTAGATTGATATTTGGGAATGATTTTTGGATGGTTGATTTGTATATTTGTGCCCAAGAACCATTTCCCACGATTACTACATTATACATCATAGAACTTACGGTTTTCCAAATACCAATTAACACACTTTTTTATCCCACTATCAAAATCATAGTACGGAGACCATCCTAATTTTTTCAACTTACTGCAATCAATAAAATACCTATTGTCGTTTGTTGGGCGTTCATTAACAAAATATACTTCTGGCTCAACTCCCAACTCCTTACCAATTCTATTCGCCATTTCTAAATTACTGCACTCAAATCCGGAACCAACATTATATATCTCATTTGGCGGGGATTTTTCTACTATTGTCATTATAGCCGAACAGTTGTCTAAAACATAAATCCATTCGCGTTTTTCTTTTCCTTGTCCATGTATTGGTATTTGTTGTTTATTTAGTATTGAGGTTATGCATACTGGGACTAAATTTCTTTTGTTTTGCGAAGGCCCATAGTTGTTTGAACTTCTTGTGATATTATATTTTAGACCATGAGTTTCTGATGCAGCATAAACTAATAATTCTCCGCAGGCTTTTGTAGCAGAATATGGATTTCTTGGTTTTATAGGTGCATCTTCTGTCCACGGCTTGTCATCGAAACCTAATTGTCCCATAATTTCGTCAGTGCTTATGTAAATAAACCTCTCTACCTTATATTTTAACGAAGCATCAATCATAACCTGGGTTCCTAAAATATTGGATACGGCAAAAATTTGCGGGCTTATCAATGACGATCCAACAAAACTCTCCGCAGCCCCATGAATAACAATATCTGGCTCTTCTAACTTAAATACATTATCTATGAAATGGTTATCCGTTATATCCCCCATGTAAAATGTAAACCTTTTGTGTTTGTAAATGTTTTGAAAATTATACGGCGCAACTATTTTATCTATTCCGACAAATCTATATTGTGGATATTTGTCTATCATGTGTTTGACAAAATTGGAAAAAATAAATCCACAAGTTCCTGTTATTAATATGGTAGGTTTCATTTGTTTATCCAAACCCTCACTCCATCAATTATGACACGAATTTTGCCAGTCTTCCAATTTGATTTACCTTTTCCTTGTTTAATTTGTGATGTCTTTGTTATTTTTTTATCATCACCAATTAGTATTATGTTTTCTATTTCTAACTTAATTTGTTGGCGAAATTCTGTGGTTAGTGGATTTTTAACTCCTTTTTTTCTTATTATAACTTTTTTCCTCTTAAGTAATCTATGAATTGTTTCCATACTGCAAGCATATTTAATCGACAATTCAGAAATAATATACCCATACACATAATCATCACATATATTTTTTTCAATTTCATCCGTAAATAATTTAGTTTTTGATCTAATAATTTCGATTGTTTCTTGTGGAAGAGTTCTGCCAAACATATGATTTAGTTCTCCAACATGTTTACCAACATTCGCCTTACTCATATTATCACAATGTTCCTCTGTAAATACCATACCTATTCTTGCATCAGACATCCTTTTTCTTGTCTTTTCTGTCGGCGGATCTCTATTTAATTGTGCTTCAGACATATTTTTGCGAGACTCTTCGGTGTGTACAGTTCCTGTTTTAACAATTGATATTTTTCTTTTTGTTTCCTCCGAATGCTTTCCTTTTGATCCAGCTGCCCTTATATTAAAACCGAAATCTCTATTCCTACTATTAAATTTTTTCATAAAATAATCTTCCCAATAATCAGCAGACTCTTGTGTTGCGCAAAATGTTAAAACTTCATAATAAAATTTATCTTTTCCATATAATTTAATAGCATTATAAAGATAAATACAGCCTTTGTATCCGTGGCCACCTCTCCATCTCCAACCTAATGTTGCCCAAGTTTGCCCAACATATACTTTATTATTATATTTATTTCTTATTACATAAATAGTATTAATCATTTATTCCTTGGTTATTATTTTCATTTCTGGCAATGGTACTATAAATTTACCACCATTATCCAAATACCTCTTATGATTTAATATAATATTTTCACTGAAGTTCCACGCAAGTATAAGTAAATAATCTGGTTTTCTATTATATATTTCATTTGGATGTAATATCTTTATATGCTTGCCTGGCGAAAATAAATTAATCTTTTCTTTTGCATTATCGTAGCTTGCTTCAATTATATTTTCATCTATATTAAATGTATAAAGTAGTGTCGCCGCTTTTGCTGGTTGCCCAAAAATTCCAACAGTTTTTCCTTCCTCTTTTATTTCGTTCAGCTTATCTCTCAACTGCTTACCCAGCTTCTCTACTTTGCCGTTTAGTTCTTCTAATTTATAGTTTATATTAGTTTCCAGTTCTACAAGCGCTCCCACTGACTTATCTATCTCCTTAGTATCTTTAAAACAAGTATATACGCGAATACTACCTCCGTGATTTGGAAGACGCTCAACATCGTAAACGTCCATACCTAATTTGCTAAAAAACTGAATTAGTGGCTTGATATGAAAATGATGCAAATGTTCATGATAAAAAAGATCTATAAGTGTTTTGTCACATATATCCAACAAATAGGAGTTCTCGAATACAAATGTTCCAGTATCCTTCAATATAGTTTTCACCCCAATTATTATATCCGTTATGTTTTCATTGTGGGCGAGCATATTATTACAAACAACAACATCTGCTTTTCCGTGATCTGCCAAAATATCTTCTGCTAATTCCGGCCCAAAAAACTCGGCGATTGTGAATATACCATCTTTATTTGCTTGTGCTGCTATATTTCGTGCTGGATCAATTCCTATAACATTAATTCCTTTGTTTATGAAATTTCTCAAAAGCGTTCCATCATTACTTGCTATCTCTACAATGGTGCTATTTTTTGACAGCGAAAACTTATCAATTAGTGTGTTTGCATAATCCTGGAAATGCTTGATATTTTGGGTGGAAGTACCAGCAACATAATAGTAATTTCGGAATAGCCTTTCACGATCAACAACGCAATCTAACTGAACATGATTACAATTTGTGCATTGAATAATATTGAGGGGAAATAAATCTTGAACTATTGTTGGATCGGAAACAAACTCGTTCGCTAATGGGCTTGAGTTAAGTGATAAAATATTTTTTGTTTTACCATCACATAATAGGCAGTGGTTTATAATTTTAGCGTCTTTCATATTGTCTTCCTATAACAAACTATATATCACAGCAACTCTAAATTACTTACCCCTAACAACATCTGCCTCATAATTTACATGATTCTTAGTAATTCCATTGGCAGTAATCATTTTTGTATCCGTTAAAAATAGCATTTCGTGATATACTCCTGGCCGCGTAAAAAACATATCACCTTTAGAAAAAACTGTTTCTGTTCGTACATCGTTTTCAATTTCAATATATTTAATTTGTCCTTCAATAATCCAAGTGCTATGCCAGTCCTTCGAGTGGGTATGTTTGGCACGAGTTTTCCAAGCAACACTTTCAATAAATGTTATACTTCCAGACTGCCCAAGCCATAAATTCTGTATTACTCCACGATCATCAACAAACGGCTTGTCGAGCGGAACTTTAATGTCTTCCGGATAGTTGCCAAAATTTACTGCATCTACATACTCTTTATTATCCATTTTTCCTCTTTCTTTTATAATGCATATTTTGATGATAGATATGTTCCAACTGCTGCAATTTCTCCCAAAGATAATACTCTATTATAGGATATATGCTCTGCAATTCCTCCATTCATTGGTAGCACTGGCGAGCCCGGCGCTGTTTCTCCAGAGGATCCAATAAAAAACCCTCCACTTGCAGTAATTCCAGTATTGTTATTAGCAGATAATGTAGTTGAAATTCCGTTTACATAGAACGTTTGTAGTGGAAAATTTGAACTTGTAAGCGCCCAGTTTTCCCATGTTACACTGGTATATGTTCCTGCACTAGCCGATGATATGGTGTAAAAATCAACAGTTCTAAATCCAGTGGCATCTTGCACAAAACACTGGACTCCATTTTGATTTCCATAGCTCCAAGGCGCAGGATCTCCGGTTGTTATTGTGACGTTGTGAACCGAAAAAACAGTTGTAGAGTTGTATATGATTGGATTTACAGTTATGTTTTCTAAATATTGATTATTCGTAGCACTAAAACTTAAATAAGGTGCATTGTTCGGGCCGCCAGTTGTATTATATGTTGGTTGATTTGCGCCTAGAGTTTGATACACATTATTTCCATTTCCACTTTGATCGTCCCATTCGCTTACATTTCCGGATGATTGAATAACTCCGATATCTGCAGCTAACCATACTTGTAAACCTGAAATGGATTTTGGGGTAAAATAACTCACTATATTAACTGGCACATACTCCGTTCCATTGAATTGTAAAACCTGCCCTACTGTTGGCGCTGCTGATGAAACTGGAATACCCTGAATTGCTGTTACTCTTTTTTGTATATCTGATGGCATATTGATCTCCTTTTTTATTATTGATATTTTCTAAATAATTCTACTGTCCTACTAACTCCTTGATCTAATGATATTTTAGTATCGCATATTGTTTGAATATTCTTAATCATAACGGAACTTCCTTCTTTTTCTCCTCGTATAATATCACATCCAGTATTTTCTGATATTAATTTTGCAACATCATAAACCGTATTCCAAACCAATGGGCTCGCATCATATATACCACGATATTCAAAAGATTTATGTAGCGCCTCACAAACATCATCAATATATACAAACTGCCGCATTTCGTTTCCTTTTGTCATCATCTTTATCTCATTTGTGTTTAATGCCTGATGAACAAAATCCGCAACAACATGGCTCCTTACAGAATGTCCCTCATATGCTCCATAAACATTCCACAATCTAACAACTCTCCCTCCATTGAGTTCCGTCCACAATTCTCCAAGCTTCTTTAAAACACCATATATAGTATCGCAATCAGCAACGAGCTGTGTAGATACGAAAACAAAGGGAATATGTTTTAATTGATCCATTGTATTTATTAGTATTTTAATATTCCAATCTAACTGCTCTCTTTGTGTATTTGGGTCATACAGGTAATTTGCTCCACCCACTTTCCATCCAAGAAAATAAACACGATCAATATTGTTTAGCGGCAGCTTATTATACCTACAATCT